GATCTGGATCAGATTCATAGTCGTTCCATTTGTTGAGTTGTCAGATTCGTTTCGGCGCACCCAAGCAGCCGCCCATGTTTGCCCTGGATCACCGCCCCACAGCGCCCACGCGATGCGACCAGCGGATGGGTAGCCGTCTTCGCCCGGCGAAAAGCCCTGCCCCTTCTTGTCCACCTCATGGCGCGAGAAGTAGCTGTGCATTCTGCGGACTGTGTCGTCAGAGAGATTGGCGCGGTTTGCGATGTCGCGAGCGCGAGCGACTCCGATTGCGGTGCCTCCGCGCCCGTATTCACGCCGCCATTCAAGGCCTCTCTGGGCCTCCTCGATCATGCCTTCGGTTGGGTAGTTTTCTTCAGGCATCGTCAGATTCCTCCTCGGTGGCATACGACTCCTCCGCGTGTGGTGTCATTGGCGCTGGCCCCATTTCGTTTGGCGTGAGCATGGCCATCTCGCGGTCTTCGACGGTGATCTCGTAGCCGGATTCGGAAGAAACACGCTCGGACACGCGGCGTGCGATGACCTTTCGACGGGCAACCCCAAGTGCGCGGCGCTCGTAGAACTCATCCTCCGTCATGCCTTTCGCCTCGAGAATTTCGTCGGTGTTGGCGAGTCCAGCCCGCCAGTCGTCGCGCTGCGCTGATGCCTCACGGCCATCGTCAACGGTGCATCGGGGCGGCTTCGTGAAGCTCCAGGAGAGCGGGTGGTCTAGCAGCGGCACGCGATTGAGGTCGTAGTGGAAAATGGAGTATGCCCACGCGATTGCGCGAGTTGCTGCGTAGTCGAGCGTGCGCTGGCGCTGCTTGATGGCGCGGCGTCCTTTCATGACTTCGACGCGCTCATGCGTGCCTTGTCCTGATCCTTCCCACACCCAGGACTGAGGCCACGGCATCCCAGCGAGGAACGAGCGAATCATGCGGTTCTGGAATGACTGCCAAATCTCACCGGGAGACTCATGCTTGATCTGCTCAATCTTCTGACCGCTTCCGGCCTTCATGTAGACCTTCCCTCCCCCAGCCTCTTCAACCAGAATCTTTGGCCCGTCCTCCTCGCTGATTGCCACCTCCGAAAGCGAAACCATAGGATCGTTTTCATCCGGCCCGCCTTTGTCGTTGTATTCGATGAGGTGCAGGCGGCTGATGATCATCTGCCGGATGCGCTCGTCATCGGTGGACGCGAGGCAATGCTTCAAGTCCTCGATGCCGTGCGTTGTGGATGGCAATCCGCGTCCTTGCTCTTGGTAGATCGGATCAAAAATGTGGATTACGTCGGAAGCCGCGACATCCTCAAACTGATCGGCTGAATCGCCGGTGATGATCCGATAGGCTGCGGGTCTCCCGCCGGGGTAGTAGATGATGCCATCCCTGATTCGTAGCCCCTTCCATCGACCGCTTGCTGCCTGCTCACCGTAGCCGCCGGAATCGACGCGGTGGGACGGGATTTGCTGGATGCGCGGGAATCCGTCATTGCCTTTGACGAGCAGCCAAAACGCTTCGCCGTCTCGGTCGATGGCGATACTCGTAAGCTCAAGAAGCTTGTGCCAGTTGTGAATCCCGCCGCGAACATCGCAGGACGGGAACCAGACTTTGCGAAGGAAGGTTGCAATCGCCTTCCCATCCACCATGTCGGACGGGCCGGTGTAGGTCGGAAGCCATGCCTCTCCGATGCTGAAGTCTGCCTTCTGGAGGATCGCCGCTTTCACGACGCCCATGTTCGTAAACAGCCGCGAGGAAATCGAAACCAGTCGCTTGCGGTCGTAGCTAGGAATCAGCTTGTCGATGTCCGCGTTCCTATCGTGGAACTGCGGGCCACGATCCCGCCCGCGATTGGCACCGTGCGCGAAATGCGGAATACTCAGCGTGCTGTTTGCGTCGTAACTCATGGTCAAAAAATGATCCGGGTTGAGCGCGGAAGTGCCTGCCCATTGTCGTAAGACCAAATGATTTCGGACAGCATCGCTAGACGCTCCCCATTGGTCGTAGTGCGCTTGCCGGAAAATGTCTGACCGTTAACCGTGCTGCTCGTTAGCTCAAAAGCCGAGTCAGGATCGGTAGCGAGCGAAAGCGCCAGCGCGGTATATTCTGATCGGATCGAAGCCACCGCCAATGCGTCATTTCGCGTGGCGCGGTAGATCAATCGGGCGGTCGCGGATACGTTCACGCCCACGAAATGTGGCCATTTCCGCGAATGGCAAGGATGAAGGATACGGGCTATTCGTCGAACAATCGAAACATCAAGGCGGCCCCGACTTGGTAAACCATCACGTCCCAAAGGTGGTTGTTTCGGTTCTTCGTCACCCAGATTGCCGACTCCTCGCCGGTCTTGGCGTTGCGGATCATCTCGCGCCGCTCGCTTCGCATGTGCGCCTCGAAAGCCCGCGAAAGGTCGGCAGGTAGCTCGATGGGCGCACCGTTGCCCGCGAGCATCCGCGAAAGGATGTCCTTGATCGGGTTTGTCGCGACGAAGAAGAAGTTGACCAGCCCGCCGCGCTTTGCCCTGGCTCTTTGCCGGGGCGAGAACAGCCGCTCAATCGTCTTGCCGTCCTTCGCCCACCGGAATGACTGCTTCTTGCCTTCGCCTTTAATTCCCGTCCACCCGTGAACGTGGCAGAGGTCGAAGATCCGGTCTTGCTCGAAGCCGATGTCGATGAAGACGTGCGAGTCAGGGACGTTGTAGCGTTTGGCTAGATCGGCCAGCTTGTCCTCGTTGCCGCCTTCAGATGCCGCAAATCCTTCGTGCAAAACCCGGCATCCGCCACCAGCCCCTCGCCAGGCGCAAATGCCAACCCAGAAATGGTTGCCGCCTACGTCGATTGTCATGAACCGCTTTTCCTCGCCTTCAATGGGCTTCCCTTCTTCGCAATCCGCCTTCGTGAAGTCGCTTGACCGGGCAAGGCTGGTCTGTGCATCCGCGCAATCGTCGGACCAGAAAAGCGCCCTTCGCTTCTGCCGCCACTGGCGGTATTTGTCCACGATGCCCAGCGCCAGCATCCGCTTTGCCTCAAGGAATCCCAGCACCTCTGCGGACCACGGCACCCACCATACCGCCAGCGAATCGACGTGGAAGCCTTCGTATCCGCGAATGGCCCCTTCGCTCGTCGAGATGTAACCCAGCGTTCCGTTGTGCATGTTCGATCCAGCCAACTGGCGGCGGGTCATCACGTTGTCCGGGTAGGCATGGCGGCAGGCAGAGCATTCCATGCGGGCAGTATCTGCCGATGCTTGCTCGTCAATCGTCCCGTCTTCCCGTGTGATCTTGTCGAATCGGAGTGAATCAAAATTGTAGGCTTGCGGGTGCCCGCATTTCTGGCAGCGCCAAGAGAACTCGGATTGCGTGGTTTTCAGCCATTCAAGGTGAAGCTCGCCTTCGGTCGTGCCGCCCTGCGAGACAAGGAAGACCTTGCGGTTCCATCGGTCGTGGTGGCGGGCTAGGAACTCGCGGACTAGCCCCTTGTTCCATGTCCACACCTCGTCGCCGTAGAGCCACCGCATCGACTTTTCCTGAAAGTTGGACAGGTTGGCCCCGCCGAGAACAAGCGGCATGTGAGGGAATATGATCTCCAGCTTCCGCGACTTGTGGCGATCCTCAGGCCATAAACCCGTAAGTGCGGGACATGATTTCAGAGACGGAATCAACCGCGATTCCGCCCAAAACTTCGCGTCCTCGTCGGTCTGCGAGGCGTAGAGCATCGGGCCAGGGTCTTCGGAAACCACGTAGGGAATGAGGGCCTCTGCGAGCGTGGACTTGCCCGAACCTGTCGGCGCGAGGATTACGACTTCCCGCGTGTCACTATCGCCAGCGCATTCAAGGGGAGCTTTCCACCACGGCGTTTGCTCCGGGTCGAACTTAGTGGCTCGCTCAGAGTTTTGGATGCGGACGTTCTCCGACGCCCATTGCCATGGGGTGAGCTTTGTAGGAGGGCGAAGACTCAGCCTGCCCCCACAATCAACCGGATGGGTTGCCGAAGCTGTTGGCGTTTTCATCTGACAGGCGGGTGAGGATGGCGACGATTTCTTCACGGAGGAATTTCTGGATGGCTGATGCTGAAAGCCCCTCGATTCTCGGGGCGCAATCAGACGGAAGCTTCAAAAGCTCAGCGCGAACGGCGCTATAAACGCGGATGACAGATTCGCGAACCTCAGCCGTTGGGATCAGCTCTCCGATCTCTCGCTGGTATTCAGCCTGCTTGATTGCAATCTCGATTTCGAGCTTCTCGCAAAGCAGCGTCTCACGGTCCCTTCGCGGCTTGCCGTCGTAATGACCAGCTGACGGATTCGCGGCGAACCATGACCGCCACGCAGCCACGTCTTCCTTCGTGCCGACCTTTTCTGGCACGCCTTGCCGTCCCTCGTTGCGCCACTGGTAGATCGTCTTCCGCGAGACTTGGAATAGGTCGGCGATGCGGGTGATACTGACAAGCTCTCGCTCGACATGATCCATGCCTGCTGCTGATTCTAGGATCTTGCGTTCCGCGGCAGTCAGGGACTTGCCCTGCCGGACCTTGCCGATCAGGTTGGCGATGTCCTTCTTTTTGATCTGGTCGAGCTGGTCGCTGGTCAGCATCGGGGCAGCCTTCGGGCGGCCTGCTTTGCGCTTGGCGGGGGTCATGGCGTCGGAAATTGGAGCGCATCGGTCGGAGTTGCACCGCCCCTTTCTGGCTGGAAGCCAGACGTGCCGCTGTCAGCACTTGATGCGCGTTTCGGGTAAGGTCTCGCCAAGGGCAGGATCTTCTTTTTCATCTCGGCGTCAAGCGGCATCAGGTAGCGGTGTTTTCCTTGCTTCTCGACTGGCGTGCATTGGCTGGTTTTCCAGCATGGCCTGTATTTGCCTTGAACTTTTATCCTGCCGTCCTTTGACACCATTCGCCCGTGCCACTGCTTTCCGTCTGGCGCTAGGAACTCAGTGGTTGGCGGTCTCCTGCCTGTGTAAACCCAGTTCCCTGCTTGGTAAATTCCTCCGTGGTGGCCTTCGCTTGGATCTGCAAACGAAACAATCAGCCTGAGCGAAGGGCTGTTTTTCTTCAGAAACATCATCGCCATTCTGATGATTCTACTGACTGGCGTTTTGTGTTGAGTGAGCGCGACACGGGTCAGTTCACATCCTTCCACGCAAGTCAAGCCAAACGGTTTCAGCAAATTGTTGTTTGCTCCCCTGCTGAAAATTACCACTCCGATGAACTTGCCGTCTTCCCAAGCTCCCACCTTTACTAGCGGAGGAACTGGCAGCACCTCTGAGTAATGCCAATTCTCCACCGCGTGCTTCGCGGCCTCATGCGTCGCCCAGTCGATCTTCAGGAGAGGCTTCATGTCGTGAAGAACTTGTGGCAGTGCGGGCATTCGATTGGTGACTTCTCATCCAGCTTCCCTTGGTCATCTTCCGTGCCTGGCGCAAAGTCAGGCTCCGGCGGGTTGAGGAATGCCTCGATGCCTGCCCCATCAAACCCCGTCAGCTCCAGGTTGAAGCCATCCTCCCGCAGGTCGGCCAGCTCCAGCCCGAGCAGCTCTTCGTCCCAGCCCGCGTTCAGCGCCAGCTTGTTGTCGGCGATGATGTAGGCGCGGCGCTGCGTGTCGGTGAGGTGAGACATCCGGATGCACGGCACCGTGCCCAGCTTGAGCTTCTGGGCGGCCAGCACGCGACCGTGGCCGGCGATGATCCCGTTCTCGCCGTCGATCAGGACGGGATTGGTGAAACCGAACTCTCGGATGCTCCCGGCGATCTGCGCGACCTGCGCCTCGGAGTGGGTTCGCGTGTTGCGGGCGTAGGGGATCAGGGTGTCGGTTGGTAGTTGCTCGATTTTCATTGTTACCTTGTGGGAAAGTTTTTGCATACGGGAATCACTTGCGACGCAG